TCTAAGCATATATACTGGAAACTCAGGATGTAGATTATTTAGTTTTAAAATATCTTCACAATCATTTCTATTTAAACCATTTTCAATTAAAGGATAACTATATTTAACATTTGACTTTAATTCTAAGTTACCAGTTCTACCTTCTTCATCTGCATTAAAACCTATCATTAATTCACATTCTCCTTGATTATGTAAAAAGTTATCTATTGGCTCAATCTTAAAAAGTCTTGTACAATATCTTGCTTGACCTGAAGGCATATACTTTTGTTTCTTAGCATAAGCCTCTAATCCTATATGTTTTTCATTATTAACTTTTACTAAATTAAAATCTCCTTTGTGTAATGTTTTTAATTTATCTTCTACATAATTAATTCTTTCATACATTTCATTATGTTCTGCTCCTGTATCACACCATATCGCAGTTGAACCTTTGCCATATAAAATACACATAGTAGTACTTTCTACACCACCGCTAAAGCTAATAAATCTTTTCATAATAATTCTTTAAATTCCATTCTTTCTCCTATAAATTGGAATGGTATATTTTTTAAACTTCCGTGCCTGTTTTTAGCAATCTTAACTATACATTTTCCTTCTGAATTATGTGTCATACCATCAACTTCTATTTCTCTTATTCCGTATGTCTCAGGTCGCATTAAAAAGATAACGGAATCAGCATCTTGCTCTATACCACCGCTTTCTCTAAGGTCTGAAAGTTGAGGCATCTTATCGTTCCTGCTTTCAACTGCTCTACTTAATTGACTTAATGCAAGTACTGGTATATTTAATTCTTTTGCTATTATTTTACATCCTCTACTAATTTCTGCTATCTCGCTTTCCCTGTTTCCTTTCCTATCTACTCCACTCATAAGTTGCAGATAATCAACGCATAAGAACTCAATTTGATATTTTCTTTTAAGTATCGCTGCCTTGCTTCTTAGGTCTCTAATATTTAAACTTGGTGTATCATCAATGTATAATTTAGCTTTCTGCAATCTATCTTCTGAAGCCATTAGCATAAATTTATGTGCTTCTGTTAAATTATTATTTCTAAGCAAATGATGTGCAATGCCGGAATCCAAACTAATTAACCTGTTAACTAATTGTTCCCCACTCATTTCTAAACTAAATATTCCTACTGGCTTATTTTGTTTTAATACGTTTAGAATTGCATTAAGCATAAAGGCAGTTTTACCTTGAGCAGGTCTTGCTGCTAAAATAATTAAATCAGGATTAACCCATCCACTAATGTATTTATTTAAACTCTGCCAACCAGTATCTATTCCTATTTGTCCGTTCTCAATAACTGCATCCCTTTCTTTTGATAAACTCATTATGTAATGCGCCATCCCTTTCTCACTATTTTTATAAATGCTTTCCTGAGCATTTAAAATTTTAGTAGCTGCAGCATTTAAATGGTTTTCAATCTCGCCTTGGTAAGAATCATTAATTAATTCCTGACCTATTGTAATTCCTTTCCTTTGTAGATAATTTTGCTGCAGTATTAATATCCAATCATTCATTGAACTACTGCCAGTTACATTATTAGTTAACTTTACTATCTCATAAGGACCACCTACCAAGTCCATTTCTCTTTTATTTGTCAAGTATTGTGATACAGTTACTATATCAATAGCAGACATTTTATCATATAATCCCTGAATAGCTTTAAATATTAATTGGTTTTTAGTTTGGTAAAAGAATTCACTTGTAATTTTAGCTATATATGTATGAACTGAATTCTGTTCAATTAATAAAACTCCTAGAATCCTATCTTCGACATCTTTATTGTTTGGTGGTGTTTTAGCCATTTTAAGCCTGTTTTTAGTTTGTTTAATGTATTCGTTATAGATTCCCTCAAAAGTTATTTTAAATCAAACCTTGATATCTTAAAATGCTTTTAAATGATAGTTATACTTAATTAATAACTAAAATTGTATTAAAGAACTATTTTTGTTAAAAAATCCCCTTTATTTATTTCTTTTATTTCTTTCTTTGCATAAGCCTCCCCATTAGGGAGGGTAATAGCCCCCCCATTTTTCCAACGTAAAGCAGCACCTATTTTACCTTTATCGCTTAACTTTTTTCTTAGTCCTAAATGGTCATTTAATCTCCGAGAAAAGAAACCATTTTCAGCGATTGTAAATAAATTAAATTCTTCAATAACCGCCTTGACTTTTACTTCGTTTGTCTGCATCTGCATTGCTAGAACTGGAGTAATATTTAAAGGTAGAATACCACCTGCTTGTGCAAGGTTCTCAACTAAAAACCAATAAATACCATAACCCTCCATTCCTAACTGCTGCCTGAGAAATAAGATTTTAACATCGTTTGCAGAATTATAATCGTGACTAAAGTAATAACTTTTATTCATTTATTAATATTTTACGTTTGTTATCCTCAAATGTTACTTCTATTAATCCTGTATCTTTTAATTCATTTAACCAGTTGTTTACTGTCATTGTAGATACCTCAAAAGCATCTGCATAATAAGCATTTGATTTATTTGTACGTTTGGTATGGTCAAGGTAAATATAAAAAATCTTTGCCGAATTATTAATTCTATATTCTAATATATCTTTTTTTATGTTAATCATAAGTTAAATTTAAGGGGTGGCGATTAACCACCCCAAGTTAATTAATTGATTTCATTGTAGATTCTTCTTGAATCTTTTTTGTTTAAAACTGAAAATTCGCCGTACCTGATTGACCTTCCAAACTTATTAGTATGGTTGATAAATCTACAAATGATATTTACCCCCTTTGCTCTTAAGGATGATATCCTAGCAGTAGGGTTTAGAATACCATTATTTACAAGGTTTAAACTTGTTGTGGTTTTCTCAGTAAGTAATAAATTTAATACTTCTGCATTTTGATTTGTTGGTGTTGTCATTTTTTATGGTTTAAAGTGGTTTACGAGGTGTATAATACTGGAATGATGCATTTTTAATTTCTTTCCAATATCGGTTAAAATAAATCCATCTTCTCTTGCTGCTTTTGAAAAGTCAACCCTACGTTTAACAGTTTCGTATTTACGATTATTCTCTGTTAATTGTTCGTAAGTTATATTATTTTCTTTTAAATAATTAATAGTCCAGTAGTCTAAATCATTATAATTTTTAACAAATTCTTTTTTTTCTTTCTCAACTACTTGAATCTTAACCTTTTCTAAAGGATATCTATCAAATAATAAAGCAACTTTGCCTAAATCATAATCGCTGCAATTTGTATAAATTTGAATATACTTTAAAATTGTTTTTAAGTTATCGGTCATTCGTTAATTGATTATAAAGGTTATTCATAAATTCTCCTGCCTGTTTAATCTTAGATAAAAGTAATTCCATATCTTCAATATTAGCCTCAATCCTAAAAATAAACATTTTTAAGTTATCTGCAATCTCCGGACAATAAGAAACAAAATCGCAAAACTCACTTTCGGTTATCATCATATCGCTTTGACATTGCCAATAATATTGTTTGTAATTCTTTTTAAAGTATTCTTGTCCTTCTATTAATCCATTTGCGATATGGTTTGTGTAATTATAAGGACATTTAACCTGTATGATTCCACCGCCTTCTATTAATCCATCAGGAGTGCCACCATATAATCCGGTTATCATTTCTATATAACCGCCGGACTTAATAGTTAATCCTGTTTTACCTTCATAGAATTTAATGGCTTCGTTCTCTAATTCTAATCCGTGATTGGTAGCATTAGAAGTGAACTCCCTTTGCACTCCTGTAAGCCTTTCAGCTAACTTTGTAGTTAAATATTCCTTAGTGGTTGCAGATAAATTACCTACTTCAGATTTTAACTTAGGTTCAATCATTAAATTGTAAACGGTTGAACTGGTTATCTTTCCCATTCTTTGCTCAAACCATTCTTTTGAATATTGCTCTATCATTATTTCATTGCTTTAATGGTTAATAAATCTTTGTCTCTTAATACTAAATGCGCTTTTGCTTTCTCAAATACATCCCTTTCGCCTTCGTTATATCTAGCTACTAAAGATATCATTTGTTGGTCTGTCATAAATGGTTTATCTGCTTTGCCGTGGTCGTTTGTTGCATCTGCATCCTTAGTATCATCTATTAAGAATAAACCGTTTAATGCGTACTTTCTTGCATAGCTACTCGATGCGCCAAAAGATTGTGCAATGTCCATTCCCTTTCTGTTTGGTTCTATTCCGGCACAGGCAGTAGTATAATAGTTTTCTAAACCATCCGTAAATACTATTCTGCTTTCGCAATAAATAACTCCACCTGCTTCTTTAATTGAATCGCTGATAATTAGCTGACAATTATATTTTAAAAGTAAAGGTTTAACTGCTTCGAGAATATCCTCGCAGCTTCTGTACTTGTACTTACCAAACGCATTCGTTTGATTCTTAGGTGCTTTTAATTCGCTTTGAATTTTGATTAAGTTGCTCATTTGTTTTTTAGATTAAGTTGATTAAAGTGTTACAAGTTTGGGTTAATTGAATTTTAAATTCTTCTTTTGATATTTGTACAAAGTTTTCTGAATTTATTAAATCTGCTATATGCCCTGTTGAACTACTAACA